ATACTGGCGATAAAATTCAAGGTGAGACAGGTGCAACTTCATATGCTGCACTTGATACGCCAACAAATACAATTCTAAAAAATGGTACAGATGATTATGCTGTAACTGCTGGAGAATAGCCGTTGGCATATGATGAGTTTTCAGATACAGAGACATTAGACATTAACCTTGTCCTTGGTGGCAAAGGTGGTGGTTCTGGTAATACAGCTTCCACACAAGATACTCATGTTACAATGATAACAGATTTGGTAGAAAAAAGAAAAGACTGTGTTGCGTTTGTTTCTCCATATCGAGCAGCAACTGTGGGTGTTTCAAGTTCAAATACAGCAACAGAGAATGTAAAGGATGCTTTCCAACTTTGTCCTTCTTCATCATATGTTGTATTCGATAGTGGTTACAAGTATATTTACGATAAATATAATGACGTATATCGTTTTGTTCCACTTAATGGCGATACAGCTGGACTTTGTGCTTATACGGATAATGTTGCTGATCCTTGGTTCTCTCCTGCTGGCTACAATCGTGGTAGTGTCAGAGGTGCGATTAAACTCTCATATACACCAAAACAATCAGAAAGAGACATTCTCTATCGACACAGAATTAATCCTGTTGTTGATTTTCCTGGCCTAGGCGTAGTTCTCTTTGGTGATAAAACCGCACTGGCAAAACCAAGTGCATTTGATCGTATTAACGTGCGCCGGTTGTTCTTGGTTCTTGAAAAAGCAATTTCAACCGCTGCAAAATATATGTTATTTGAATTCAATGATGAATTTACCAGAGCGCAATTTAGAAATATGGTAGAACCTTTTTTACGAGATGTTCAAGGACGCCGAGGTATATTTGACTTTAAAGTAGTCTGTGATGATACAAATAACACTGGAGAGGTTATAGATAGGAATGAATTTATTGGCGATATCTATATCAAACCAGCAAGATCAATTAACTTTATTACACTTAATTTCGTAGCGGTTCGTACTGGTGTGGAATTTGAAGAAGTAGTTGGTAGATTCTAATTTTAAGGAGTAACTTAACATGGCAAGCATAGATGATTTTAAAGCAAACCTAATCGGCGGTGGAGCCAGAGCTAACCAGTTTAAGGTGACAATTACTCCACCAACTGGTATTGCTACAGGTTTAGATGTTCGTCGGTCCTCTTTTTTATGTAGGGCTTCAGCACTGCCTGGGCAGACTTTAAATCCAATTATTATTCCATTCAGAGGAAGACAGATTTTTATTGCTGGTGATCGTACATTTGATGATGCTTGGACAACCACATTCCTAAATGATACAGATTTTGGAATTCGTAATTCATTGGAATTGTGGATGAATGGCATTAACAATCTTGCTACTGCCGAAGGTGTTGTTGCACTTACAGATTATCAATCGGATTTAACAGTCGAGCAATTAGATCGTGATGACACAGTTCTCAAGTCATACATTTTCCGTAATGCTTGGCCAATTGGATTAGGTCAAATTGATTTGACAGCAGAAGGTGCAGACGCAATCGAGACATTTGATTGTACTTGGAGATATCAACACTTTGAAGCTTCTGGTATAAACTTCTAGTTTTAAACCTACTAAATATAAGGATTAGTAGGAGTTATTATGGCCGAATTATTTGGTTTTAAAATAAATAGGAAAAAAGAAGAGGGGGGAACGTCTTTCACCGCTCCCACTTCTGATGACGGCGCTGTAGATATTGCTGGCGGTGGATTTTTTAGTTCCCAACTGAATACTGATGGCAAAGAACGGTCTAATTTAGATTTAATTAGGCGTTATCGTGATATTGCACAGCAAACAGAATGTGATACAGCAATTGAAGATATCGTAAATGAAGGTATTGTTGCTAATGAATCTGATATATCCGTTCAGATTGCATTAGACAATATTCCTTATCCAGCAAAAATAAAAAGCAAAATTAGAGAAGAATTTGCAGAAGTATTGCGGCTTCTTAAATTTGAACAAAAAGGTCATGATATTTTTAGAAGATGGTATGTTGATGGAAGAATTTACTATCATAAAATTGTTGATACTAAACAACCCAGAAAAGGCATAACTGAACTTAGATATATTGATGCTACAAAGATTAAAAAAGTAAGAAAAGTTCATAAAGAAAAAGACCCAAAAACTGGTGTTAATCAAATTAAAAAGGTTGACGAATTTTTCGTTTACAATGAAAAGGGATTGGGTGCTGCTGGTTTAGCTACTGGTGGTAACAGTAGTCAAGGTCTTAAAATTTCACCAGATTCTATTTGCTATGTTCCCTCTGGTTTAATTGATGGTAATAGTGGAAATGTATTATCTTATCTACATAAAGCTATCAAACCTGTCAACCAATTGCGTATGATTGAAGATTCTCTTGTCATCTATCGTGTTTCAAGGGCACCAGAACGTAGAATTTTCTATATTGATGTAGGTAATCTGCCAAAGGTAAAAGCAGAACAATATCTCAAAGATGTTATGAATCGTTATCGTAACAAGTTGGTGTATGACGCATCGACAGGTGAAATTCGTGACGATAGAAATCATATGAGTATGTTAGAAGATTTCTGGCTCCCACGGCGAGAAGGTGGTAGAGGCACAGAGATTACATCATTGCCAGGTGGATCAAATCTTGGTGAGATTGATGATATTGTATATTTTCAAAGAAAATTGTTTAGGTCATTGAATGTTCCCATCTCTCGTTTGGAAGCAGAAGCTCAATTCACACTTGGTCGCTCCACTGAAATTACAAGAGATGAACTTAAATTTACTAAGTTTGTTCAAAGAATACGAAAAAAATTCACGCCACTATTTACTGATGTTTTAAAGACGCAACTTTTATTAAAAGGAATTATTTCCCCTGACGATTGGCCAGATATGCAAGAGCATATTCAGTATGATTTCTTAGCAGATGGTCATTTTTCTGAACTTAAAGATGCAGAACTTCTTAATGATAGAATTAATACTTTGAATTCAATTGAAGCTTATGTGGGCACATTCTTCAGTAAAAACTGGGTGCAAAAGAATGTTCTACGGTTGACTGATAATGAAATTGAACAAATGCAAAAAGATATAAATAAAGAAGCAAATATTGATCCAGAAGATGGCGGCATAAATTTACCAGACAATCACGGTGGCATTAGAAGAGATGATACTGCCCAAGGTAAGGTTGGCGAACCTGGCTCTCCAGATGATAGTTCTACATATAATCCCCAACCACCTCAAGAGGAAATACCTCAAGAACAACAACCAGAACAAGAGGTTTAAAAAATGAATAACTCAAGAGATTTCATAGATAGTATTGAAAATGGAGAAAACCTAGAAGCTGAGTCACACTTTTCTGGTGCCTTGTCTGATAAGGTTGGTGCTTCTTTAGAGAATAGGCGGCAGGAATTAGCAAATGAACTTGTCAACGAAAAGATGCAAGTCAAAGTTCGACGTGCTGGTCAAGGCTCTGAACTTGATGCCGGAAGTGGAAGAAATGAAAGAGATAAGGTTGCTGATCAGGCAAGAAAAGACAGATTAGATGATCGAAAGGCTGTTACTGGAAGAGAGGGTGGAAGCGCAGTTAATCGAACTGCTGGTCAGCCCAAGGGTTCAGACGAACTGGATTCTGGTGCTTCATCACCTAAAAAGAAAAAATCAGATGGACCAGTCAATCCTAAAGCTATAAAACAATTTGACCGGCCTTCAATAAAAAACCCAACCATGAAACAACAACTCCAACGTGGTATGGAAGATAGACTTGCTAAAGACGATATAAAGAGGTTAGGGAAAGGTGCAAAAGACCCTAAAAAAACTGCTGAAATTGCCAAAAAAATGAAAAGTGGTTATCAAGACACAGGCGGTGGTTATGATACCTCCCAAGATTAAAATGCTTAAAAGTATTCATGAAGTTTATCAAACCACAGTTTTTGAGAAAAATGAACACAAAGCATCAAAGGAATACAAGAAATTGTCTCCTAAAATGCGGGATGCTGTTGATTCTCTCTTCAAAATTATGGATGCTAAACCTTCAAATTTCCTAAATACTTTTGAGAAAACTATAAGAGAAGTATCAGTAAAGTTCGGAGTCACTGAAAGAGAACTTATGGGGTACTTTGAAAAAGAAATGTTAGCGATATAGGAGTAGGATATGTCATTTAAATCATTAAGAGTTGCTGGAACAGTCACCGCTGCACAGACTGCCGATGATGCTGCACATCATGCCGTTATTGGCAAATTATCTCCAGCTGCTTCATACAGAGTAACAGAGTTTGGCGGTCAAGATGCCCTCTTTCTTATTTCAGATGATTATCCTGTAGCATCTTCTTCTAATAGATTTTATTTAAAAGCAGGAACTACAACAACAGTAATTCCTGATGGAAACAGGGCACTACGATTTGCTTCTGGAGTTCCTATCGCACAAAATAGTGAAGATGATACAAATGCTAATGCAATAGTATTAGAAGAAGGGACTGAAGACTTGACAGGGCCCGGACTTCTTTTATATGATAGAGCCGAAACTGAATTTCGTATTTCAGTAATCAATGAAACTGCTAGTAGTGATTGCGCTGTTTACGTTGAAGAAATTGTACAGGGACATGCAGGACCATGAGTAATGTAAAATTAATTTCAGAATCTATTGTTAATGTAGAGTTTGTTACTGAAGAAAAAGAGAATGGTAAAAAGACCTATAAAATTGAAGGTGTTTTTATGCAGGGCGATATTAAGAACCGTAATGGTCGTATCTACCCTATGGAAATCCTAGAAAATGAAGTTTCAAAGTATAATAAAAAGTTTGTAAATGAAAAGCGGGCGTTTGGTGAACTAGGTCATCCAGATGGTCCCACTGTAAATCTCGAAAGAGTTTCACACATAGTAACATCATTATATCCAGATGGAGCAAATATTATGGGTGAAGCAAGAATATTAGATACACCTATGGGAAAAATTGTTAGAAACCTGATGGATGAGGGTTGTAAATTAGGTGTGTCATCTAGAGGCATGGGAAGCTTGACCGAAAAGAACGGGGCCAAGTATGTGAATAGTGATTTTTATCTTGCAGCAGCAGCCGATATTGTTGCAGACCCTTCCGCTCCAAATGCTTTTGTTCAAGGCATTATGGAAGGAAAGGAGTGGGTTTGGAACAATGGGTCATTAATTGAAGCACATGTTGCTAAGTTAAAAGAAAAATTTGATGTTAAAGAACGTCATAGGCAATCTAATGTGGAGGCATTGGAGTTTGCTAGATTTCTAAAGAAATTATAATTTATAAATATATTTAATAAAAAGGAGACTTCCTATGTCCGAATTAGATCAGACGATTGAGGAACTAGAAGCAGAGGTTATGGCGGAATTAGAAGAAAAAGCGTCATTGCCTGGCGGAGCAGGACTCAAAGCAGAACCAATGAAACAAGATGATGATATTAATGATCCTCTTGACGATGTTAATGATACTGGCGCGGCTCATGTCAAAGCAACTGATGCATTGCCTGATGAAGGCGATAGTAAAAAAGCAACACCTTTGCCTGGTGGAGCGGGACTCAGCGCAGAAAAAATGAAAAAACTTATGGACCCAAATGCATCCGTAAATAGCTCAAATAAAGGAACTGGTGTTACACCTCCAGGCCAAGATAAAATGCTAAAAATGAAAGAAGAAGATATTTCAAGAGAAGATTTACTAAATCATCTTCAATCAACTATGGAATCTTCCCTTGCTAAAATGGAAGATATGGATGATGAAGATTTGTTTGATCTTGTTGCTGATCTTGAAGAAGATGAATCAGTCGAATATTATGATGACGATGAGATGGATGAAGTTGTAGAAATGCATATCCAAAACATTGACATTACTGCTGATGTAGAAGCATTGATGGAAGGTGAAGACCTTTCAGAAGAGTTTAAAGAGAAAGCTGGTGATCTTTGAGGCTGCAGTTAAGTCTAAAACTCGTGAAGAAGTATCAAGGATTATGGAAGAAGCGCAATATGCTATCGCAGAAGAAGTTGACCAATACAAAACAACGCTTGCTGAAAAAGTAGATCAATACCTCGACTATGTTGTTGAGGAATGGATGCAGGAAAATGAATTGGCAATCGAAAGAGGCCTAAAAGGTGAGATTGCTGAAGACTTTATTTCTGGTTTGAAACAGCTATTTGAAGATCATTACATTGATGTTCCAGATGAAAGATATGACATTCTGGAAGCACAATCTGATAGAATCTCTGAACTGGAGGGTCAGTTGAATTCAGTTATGGAAAATAATATCCAAATGAATTCGGTTAACTCAGAATTGGTTCGGGAACAAGTCATTCTAGAGGTTTCCTCTGATTTGGCTGATACAGAATTTGAGAAGTTTAAGTCACTTACGGAAGATGTTGATTTCGGCGATGAAGACAGTTTCCGTCACAAGTTGGATACCCTAAAGGAAAGTTATTTCCCTAAGACTAATTATTTGGCAGAAGAGACTTATGAAATTGATTATGAAAATCATGGTAGCGCCGCACAGGACATTGATACGAGTGATGCAATGAGGGCATATTCGTCTGCAATTGGTCGTGTCGAGACTCGTATTAACGGGCGCTAATAAATTTATTAAATCATAAATAGATGTAATAATACATAAAAGGAGAAACAAATGTTTCAAACAGAACATCTACAAGAAAAGTGGTCGCCAGTCCTAGAGCATCCCGATCTACCACAGATTGAGGATTCTTATAAGCGGGCCGTAACCACTGTTATCCTCGAAAACCAAGAAGCTGCTCTTAGGGAAGATGCAGCATTCCTTTCGGAATCCGTTCCTACAAGTAATGTTTCCGGCGTATCAAACTGGGACCCAATTTTGATCTCACTAGTTCGCCGTGCAATGCCAAACCTCATTGCGTATGACATTTGTGGCGTTCAGCCAATGACAGGTCCAACCGGACTTATCTTTGCAATGCGTGCCCGTCATGCTTCGATGGATGGTGAAGAAGCATTGGTCGATGAGACAACCGGCGCAGCTGCAAACGGCTTCTCTGGTGACTTCTCGAACCAGAACGCTGCTGGTACAACTTCTGGACCAGGCGACATTGGTGCAAGTGAAAGCAACCCCGCTGCTCTTAATGACAGCCCAACTGCTGGAACTTACACATTCGCAACTGGTATGACAACAGCACAGGGTGAAGCTCTTGGTGATAGTGGAACAAACGCTTTTGCCGAGATGTCATTCAGCATTGATAAGTCAACGGT